ACTCCTTCCCGCAAGACTCCCTGAACTTACCAGTCCAGAAAGACTTGCTCCGATTCACTTTCAGCCCAAAGGCCTCGAGTGTACGGATCACTGAAGGTGCAAACTCCACGGGGACAATGATATCGTCCCCGTAGACGCGCACCCGGCCAAGGAAATCGGAGATGATCCGATCTCTTGTTAACCGGGACCCTTGCTCCCACTCAATGCCGAGGAATACCAGTGTCAGAAAACACATGGCCTCGACAGGAAAAGTGAGAGCGGAACCCATCGACGCGTACTTGGACAGGGGTATAACCCCAATTCCTTGTACGTCTGCACGGGTAGACCTAGTCACTTCAATGGCCTCTTTTACAAGAGGCCACCTGTGTACCAGGTTCTGAACGAGCAGATGAGAGACGCGGTCAGAGGCTTCACTCAAATCGAGTGTTGCCAGGGCTCCTGTCAAAGAGCCTTCGCGGGCCATAACCCTGTTGGGCATCTGGTCAGCGAAACCACACAGCGCACCGGCGAGGACTCGAGAGTCCCGTTCGATGAGCCGTACAAGCACACGCGACAAGCCTTGCTGCATGTATTGCATAGCAGTGGGCTCAATCGCGATGATGCGAGGCGTCTTCATGGTCTTAGGAACAGCAACGACCCGAACGGGTCGTTCGTCCTCGGGTTCCACCAACGTAACCTCACGGTAGCGGTCTTCAATGTACCGCGCGTTCGGAACGGCATACTCCCCATAAGGGAATACGTCGTCCAAACGCCTCGGCCACTCCGACAGATCAAACTTCTCGTTTCCAAAAAGTTTGTCTGCCGTTGCGCCGGGTCCGTGCCTGGGTCGAAGTACCAAAGAGGGGTCAGCGGCAGTGGGATTAATCCCACCGTGCTGCTCGCGGTATAGGATTGAACCTAGTTCCGCGAAGACCTCGCCCCAGAGGAGATTGCTCATCCTACGAAAGTGGGACAGCAAGGAGTCACGCGAGTCTCCAAAGACTCGACGCGATTCCAATTCCTCTTCCTGAAGGAAGAGGGACTTCTCCTGGACGTCAGTTTCAACTTCAACAAAGCCGCGCATCGCGGCTGCTTCCCTCTTTGCAGAGGTCCGCAACTCCATTTTGGCGAAAAGCAGCGTAAGCTGCCTCACCGCATGGATGGAATCGATGCTTGGCTCAGGAAGAAGAATCCCTGTGCCGCGATCAAAGATCAAGTCCAGGAAACCACCCAGAAAAATGGGAGTTCCGCCCTTCCGCCGGAAACCGACGAAAGAGGTAGAGGAGACTTGCTCGTCCGCAAGGCTTCGTTCGAAGTCCTTGCAGAATTGAGGCAAGCTGATGGTCATGTAAGACCATCCTTGACTTTTGATCCGACTGCTGACAGCACTAACGTCAGCAGCGGTGCTCACACCACACTGCTCGCCGAGTTCATCGGCAAGTACTGTCCAGAGCATCATCAGGCTTTTCACTCACGGCCTCCTTAATAGAGGTTCATGGGATCCATAGCCTTGTTCGATCTATCTTCCGAAGAAGACAGACCACCTAGGACACCTTGGCTTCACAGCCAGGGCGTTCCTCAGCTTGTCGATGTTGTCCCAGTGCTCATAGAGCGCAACCCCTATCACGAACCCCAAAAGGGTCATGTAGAGGAAAACGCAAAGAGCCTGGGCAACCGTCGACAGGAAGCCATCGTTAGATGAGAGCTTGTCAGCTCTCACCTGCGATGACCTTCGTCAGGTTGGCATCAGTAGACCAAGCGATAGCCGCCTTCGCAAGAAGGAGGAGCTCCGCGTTGGTAAACTGGCCGCCGTTGGGCTCGTCGATGACGAGCGTGATGGCAGCTCCCGCCAAGCGGGAATTGCCGGCGACGAACGGATCAGCCGCGATCTTATTCTGATCGAGCTTGACTGCATGACGCAGTCGTCCGTTCTTCGTCTCCTGGTGTGAAACCCGAAGCGTGAGGGTTCCGTCGTCCTTTGTATAGGCGGCGGACTGGCCCTCCTGCTCAGTCCTTGGAAGGGACTGGGCAACAGCGTTCAGGGTTACCGACTGAGGGTCTGCGAACAAGGCAATGCTCCTATCTGTGGCTGGAAAGGATAGGTTATCCTCCCCAGAGGGGGGACCTGTCACTGGTTGCAACAGGCGGTCAACGGTAGACTAAACCGCTAACCCCCCGGGTCGATTCACATCGATCCAGGGTTACGGCCCTTAGTTAAACCAAGAGCCGCAAGGATTGCAAGCTGGTGCCCATTAAGGGCTTCCGACTTGAATCCTAGATGAAGAGGAGAGACACGACGGCGCTTCTTCCGGACAAGTTCTGTCTCGGCAGTAAGCGTAATGCTTTGACCCGCGTTTGTAGTAAGGGTCTGAGCATAGGACTTAGTGACCACAGATTTCTCCATGATATAAGCCCATCGTGTCAGGAAGGGGTCCTCGAGATACAGGGAAATGTTGTCAATAACATCACCTGTGTTGGTAAACCAATCGAGGAGCCAACTCCATGCAGTTAGGTTGTACACACCGGACGGACTGGG